GTGAATTGTAAACCAACATGTCATCGTATTCAACATTACATTGCTTTGAATACTTCTTGTAGGCTTCCCACATCTGTGGGCCGTTCTTAGGATACAACTCGTACCCAATCTCATCAACATCAATCGGAAGTTCGCTATCCTCTGCCCATGACGGACGACCCTTACCAAGCCAGCCTAGACGCTTGTAAAGTTCGCGGTCCTTCCACGCATCGCGATTAGGGTAGTGAGAGTCGGCCGTTGAGATAAGGTCAAGGCCGTACTCGTCAGCAATTTGAATAATATACTTGTTTAGTTCGTGCTGCTCGGGAATGTTGTTCCACTGTAGCTCGCCATACCAGCGATCGCCGAAGATAGACTGCATGCGCTCTGTGACGCTTCTCATAGAGTCTAGAACGGCCGTCTCGCCTTGCTCTCGGTTCTCCCAATAGCAGCCGGCGTAAACGCCGCCAAGACACGCAGAGGAGGCAATGATGCCCTCGTTGTACTTTTCTAGCAAGTCAAAATCAATACGGGGGTAACGATAGAAGTTCTCGGGCTGGTAAGACTCGGAAATCAGCTTGAACAGGTTGTTTAGACCGGTCTGGTTCTGTACTAGCAACACAAGGTGTCGGCGACGGTTTAGGATGTTGCGTGCTGCCTTCTTGGAGGCTGCTTCGTCCTCAACAGTTGCACCGGAGGTTTCTGCTTTCTTCGCTGCGCGGGCGGCCTTCTTATCCTGCATGATGCGCTCATAGTCGGCGCGCCACTCTGCAATAGACGGCACAAAGTAAGCCTCACAGCCGAAAATCGGCTTGAAGTCCTTGCCCTCGGCCTGCATCTTCTTGGCATGCAAAACCTGCCACGCCAAGCCATTCATGTTGCCATGGTCCGTTAGAGCAAGCGCGTCCATGCCATTATTATAGGCAAAGTCCATGTGCTCTTGCGGATACCCAAGGCCATCAAAGATAGAGCCCGCCACACTATGTGCGTGCAAGCCTACAAATGGTATATCTTCTCTATTCACTATCTACCCCCACTGGATTCCATTCACGATAGGACATAACTAGATGACCCGGATGATGAATGCTAGATTTATCATCAAAGGCCATATATTTACAATAAGCGTCCCAACTATCAATCGGATAGTACCATGGGACACCCAACCCCTCATCTATATCCATTATAACACAACCAAACGTTTTGTCAAGCGTAAAGTTGTTCTCAAAGAAAGTTTCTTCGTTTGATAGGTTGTCGCCCAACAAAAAGCTGTTCTCTGTTTCGCGGAACATAGCCATGATTTTTGTCATTTGTTCTTTATTAAAGGTAAAACCTAGCATATCGTTAGTTTTAAAAGACTTGCCCTCGTAGTTTAAGGCAAAATTTGTGTCTTTTGATATGTTGGCCCTTACAGGTCTTAGTATTTCTGTTTGATAGACGCTATACGGGAAAGAAACATAGAATCTATCAGGACTTATCCACTTGCTGATTGAGTCGCCTATTTCTAAGGACGTTTTGGCCCCATATAGAGTTGTCCAAGATATACAGTTTCTTTTGTTTTCGTGCTTTGTGGGCATTGGGACATAAAAAACCGGGATTGGCCGACGTTGCTGTGACGGGAACTTAGATTTTCTCCCCAACCATACTGGGTCTTGAACAAAGTCTCCGATTCTATGCCTAACAAGCGGGGTTGTGTCATCGTTCGCGATAATCCATATTGTTTCGCAACCAGCGTAAGCACACTCTAAAACTGCCCTCTCAACAGCGTAAAAATTTGGCGCGACAGGCATAAGACAATCATGCCAATCAAGCCGAAAATCCATCGGCTTGTTAACTATTGGTACTATCCCCGCCAAGTGAAGTGTCATATCATGTCACACAGTTTACCTAAATAGTTTTTTGGTTTCTTTGGGTCTTTCAAGAGGTCAAATACAGTGTCGTACCTGAACTGAAATCTTTCATCTGTCTCGTAATAGCGCTTTACATCGGGTTCCACGACTCTTTCAGACGGCTCAACCTTGACAGCATAATACTTGTACTTATCTGGGTTGTTTACGTCTCTACCGTTCCTAGCTCCCCTGATACCTACTGATTTCATCATTTTTGTTACCTTAAACCTGACCATCGTATCGGAGTAATCATGGTCCTGAAGTTGTTCGTCCGTTAAATACGAGATAGCAACAAGGTCTTTTAGTTTTTTGTTGTCAACCCGGTCAGATGGATAAAATATAATCCTATTTACAAAATCGTCATCGCCTATGATTTCATCGTGCTGGTGTTTCGCCCCTTGACGCACATTTACCCAGTCTAAAACCCTATTCTTTTCTCTAATCTCGCCTGATATCATGGGCAAGCCAGAGATGTTGTTGTCATCAAATATGATAAGCTCGTCAAACTCAAACTTAACAACCCTGTGGTTGTTTGTTGTCACTGTAAGTATGTTGTCGGAAACGCGAAAGCCTGCTGCATTGCTGGATAACGGTAAGTTTCCTGATAAACCCAGCAATAACAGCAGTCTTTCCCATACTTGCCTTTGATAGTAAGACTCAAAAGGCTCCAGACCTACAAAACTAAGATCGTAGTCTTTTTCAATCACATCATAACGAAAGGGTGGTTTTGCAGCAGCAAAAATGACTGGTATATTATTCTTGTATGCATATAGCAAAGCCGGCAGGCATCCACCGATAACTATCTTATCTTTCTGGTAGACGTGCCTTTCTAGCTTCATAGCAGAGTAACTAGAACACCAACAAGATTGTGCGTGATATGAGCCAAGGTTGACCCCTCTATACTACCTTGTGTCTTCCGTAGGTATCCCAAGAAAAATGAAAGAGGTAGAAGGCCCAAAACTACCGGAAGCTGTACATGGCAAAGTGCGAATAGCATTGATACGGCGATAAAAGTCCTGTCAAGGCTCATGTACTTGTTTAAGAACTTCCACAAAACACTGCGAAATATCCACTCTTCCAGAATAGGAAGCATAATAACCAAGATAAACAACGTTAGATACTGCTCAAAGCCATATGGTGCCTCAAAGAAGCCCTGAATCTCCTTGGTGGCGAGCGGCGCTTCAAACATCTGTGATATCAGGAAAGATGTCACTAGGTTGATGCCAGCCGCCCCCAATATTGGAGTTAGATATCTCACTTGCCTTGGCCTCTATACTTCTTGCGGTAACCCTTGGGCACAGTGCCGTTGGAGTTTAGCGACTTGAACTTTGACCGCTTTCCGTTGCCGATGCTTGTCTTCTTGCCCAAGCCTCTCTTGATGCTTCCCTTCTGCTTAATTCTAATAGACATTATAAACTTCTCCTAAGTCTCATAACCTCTTCTCTCAAGACACAATTCTCTTCAACAAGAATCTTTAGCTTTACATCTCCTGAATCTACAATCTTCTCCAAATCACTACAACCGCCAATAAACTCCTTGCCGAGATAAATGGCTGGCCATGTATTGTGACCTGTTTCCTCTTTAATCATCTGTTGTAAGTCTGGCTGTTCTGTTACATCCACAAGATGCAAACTAGACTTTAGGTCTTTTAGGATAATCCCACGAGCCTTCTCGCAATGCGGACACCCTGTCTTGACATACATCTTAAATACTGGTCTCTCAAAAAACATTATTTCTCCTTGTTTATTATCATCCCTACTGGTCGGCCTTCTTCGTCCTCCAGAAAGAATTCGTTTTTTTTGCTGCCTTTCACCATTTTCTTATATTTTATAGTCTTTTTGGCGTGTTTCACAACAGTTTCTTTAGTTTTTGACCGCTTTATCTTTTTACCTTTGATATACCGGCCATCCCATTGCCATAACTCCCACATTATTCACCTTTTTGCTTTAGCTTTACTTTTAAAAATGATAGGTATTCATCCGGCAACCTATCATAATAGTTTGTTTTTCTCAATGTTCTTGCTGCTTTGCCTAGTGTTTTTCTAGTTGCTATGTTAACCATAAAGTGGGGAGCATGGGATCTTGGGTTGTATCCATCAACAGCAACTTTATCGTTAGGGTTAAAGCATATATTTTTGTACTCGCCCATGCCCTCGTAGTCTAAAAGTTTGTTAACGAATATCTGGAAGTTCTTTGTTTCCTCGGCTGGCATATCTTCTTTGACTATCAGCAAAGCGCTATCATAATCAGAGTTTTTGAACTCGTGAAAGAGATCTATCAGGCTTTTGTCTCCTAGTTCCGCAATCATTAGTTTGCTAGAGGATAACTCGTGGGCCGCAAAAGGGCAAACACGTTTACCGCCAAACTCGGGTCTCTTTTCGTCTAAGACGTTGTTGATGTAATCCTCAACGTCCTTCATTCTTCGTTCTCCTCGCGAAACACACCGTCTTCTTCCACCAGCACTTTAACCTCGTACCTCTCAACAAGCAAGTCCCACATCTCTTTTCCAGCGACAGCGCATTCTTTTCCAAAGTAACCCTTTAGCCACTGGTGTCTCTCCCATGAGTTTGGCATGGGAACAAAGATAGAGTTTACCGTATGACCAGTCGTAACATGAGTGTTGGTGGTTCGGATAAACTTACATCTTTTCATTCTTCGCTCTCCAATAGTTTAATATCATCCAAGTAATCTTCGCTGATGTGGGGATCTTCATACCATCTGCAAAAGTCTTCTAATGGCTTGTCCCAGCGAACCATACAACAATAGTTGAAATGCTGCTCATCTCTGTCTGGGACTGGGTGGTCTAAAGGAATGATCTCTGTTATTGTTCCAACCCCTCTGCCGTCGGAATTGGCGGTATAGAGGCAGTCTTTTACTCTATCACCGACTTTCATTCTTCGCTCTCCGATAAGCACCTACGGCAACAGGCCATAACCCTTCTGCAATCTCCAAGCAAGCCTCGGCAACCTTTTGAATCTCCCATTGTGCCCCTTCGTGTGTGCGGAGGTCAATGAACTTCAGAAGATTGTTTAGGTTGACTGTGCCATAATACTCGGTGTACATGTTTTGAGGCAGAACACCTCTTGCTTGTTCTCGGCAAACGCCTGCTTCGATAAGACTGTTAAAAAGTTTAAGTGATCCTTGGTGGTGATCAGAGATTAATGCAGAGGCGAGATTCCTGCCCCGCGAATGAACAAGTGAAGGGTTAATCAGTTCTTCGGCGTTTGATGCTTGTCGGTTTGACTTATGCTGGGTTCTAAAAGCCTCTGGCTCGTAGAACTGGATGTTTACATCAGTATATCTACGAGATATTTCATTGTAACTCCAAGTACGATGACGGTGATGCTGAGACCTAACAAAACATGGAACCACAAAACGGAAAGTAACAACGTTGTGCTCAAACGTGCTGGTGTGTCTGTGTTTAACCAAGTAGTTAACCAGTCTTTCATCTTTTTCATCTAGTTCCTCCTTGTGCTTGCCAAAGCTAACGCGGGCACTATTAACGATAGTGAGATCAGAACCCATGTGTTCCACGAGATCAACTCTGCCAATTCCGTCTCCATAGACATGTATACTCCTCTTGGGCTCTTCTTTAAATAGTGCTGCCCTTGGCACTGTTGCTGTTATCTTTTTCACTTCCCACTCTCTTTTTGTTCTGTATGCATCAGGGTCACTCACTTCTGCCTCCTCAGGTAGTCGATCTGAAACTGAATGTAGCGCGCTGCCTTCTCAAGGTCTTCAATGGCGCTCTCGTTTTTCTTTCCTGCTCGGAGGACATACTTGATGACATTTCCAAGAGAAAAGTTTAGGTTGTATGCCTCAATAATTTTGATGGCTTCATAGGTGTTGTCTTTGCCACCATAATGGTCCGGGTGGTTAACAGAGTTGTGATGGTATCGTTCCAAATCTTCCAAATCACGCCTAGTCTTAAGTTTAGGCGCGTCTTCTGGGTAGTCACCCCAACTCATTCGGCCCTCACAGCAGCCATAATATGGTTTCGTTCAACAAGATGAAACACATTACCAGAAAGTTCAATTTCACGAACCACATGTGTGGGCAGTACAATAACATCACCGTATTTATACTCACCTTCTGGGTCTTTCACCACAGAAACAGCCTTATAGGGCTTCTCTGGTGTGCGATAGTCCTCTGGTAGTGCGATGATAGATGGGTTTTCCTCTTTCTTGTCAAAAGAAAGTTCTACCTGAATCCATGGTACTTTGGGGTCTAGAATCATTCGGCTTCTCCTGTATATTTGTTAATAATCTTCTTGTTTGTATAATAAGTTGGCTTGTCTAGGAACGCAGCAGTTATACGGCCGCACTTCTTGCAACGAAACCGGACGGCCACATATCGTAATGTAGCTTCTATGTGACTTGTCGGCAAATAATAGTGCTCACCGCCATCGGGGCACTTGTGCTTCTGCTCCCAGCGAGGGAGCAGGTGGTTGAACTTCATAACTTACCTCACTCTCTAAATATAACACCATAGAGAGTCGGAGTCAAGTTATTTTATTTCGCAAGATCCGCCGGCACAGGCCAACTCGCCCTGCAAATCAGTGTTATCCTGTGTTTCAACAACATTTGTAAGATCAATGTCAGCAAGACTCTTCATCATTTCATGATAAGTAGCCTCGTCACAGTCCTCAAAAGGCGCCTGAACATAGGTGTGATCTGAGTGTGGCAAAACTGACAACCCATTGTAGCAACTGCGGTTTTCCCACATCCACTCCCCAACCTCTGCCCATTCTTCCTCTCTAATAGTAATCGTGGCGCTCACATTGTGAGTATTTTGGCCCTTCCAGTGACCAGTGCGAACCCACTCTGTGCTGACCTTCTTAACACGCTCAAGCATCTCTAGGGCTGTCTCAGAGCGTGTGGTGGCGCCTTCTGGGGCGCGCTGTGGAGCAGAGATAACGGCTGTATCGTGTGGGCGGAAATATTCGTCTTCAACAAGTTCCGGATGGTGCTGGGAAAGATAATCATAGATGGCCTCGTTCTTGCCTACACGGATACGACGAATATAGTAATCGTTGTGCCATGCGTGAATTCCAGAGGATGTCCCAAGTGTCAAAGATGTGGTTCCGGCAGGCTTAACACAAGTTGTGCGAGCAGCAGGGTTAATACCAATAAGTTCAGCAACACGCTTGTTTTCCTGCTTTACAATCTTTGCACCGGCCTTCATATCTAATTTTAGAACGTTGCCTGATGCGATGCCTGTCATGGACACACCAATAAGAGCGTCTTTTTCTGTGTTTCTCTGCCAAACAGGTCGCAGGTAGTGAAAATCAGTAAAAGAGGCCTGTAAAGTGCCAATAAAGGCTGCTGCTTTGACTCGGGCCTCATACTCTTCCTGAGTGTCTACGTTAGAAACGTTAACTTCAGTAAGGTTGCAAAACTGGAACGGGCGAAGGGCAATCTCGCAGCAAGGGTTAGTTCCCCAGTCCTTGTCAAAGGTAAAGTAGAAACCGGGTTCTCCAGCGCCGGACGCCTTAACGCGTGCCCAAAGGTCCATAAAGAACTCCTTGGTTACGATGTGACGCATAAGAACAATAGAGTTGTTGGCACGACCTCTTTGTGGGTCCGTTTCCCACCAAGAACCAGCCTTGGCAGCAATCATTTCATCATCATCGGCCGAGAAGAGGGAGATAAGGGCAGCACGGCGAATACCGCCTGCGAGCACGGCGTCAGCAATGTGACAAACCATGTCATGGACCTCAATAGGACGCAACTTGTCGCCATTTTCCTTGGCTTCTAGCATCCCCTCCAACTTAACAAGACATTCGCGCAAGGGCTGTGGACCCGGGGCCTTCCCGCCAGATGTTACTAAACGGGCGCCTTTAGGTCTAATATCCGAGAAATCGAAACGCAACTTTGAAGTGCCACGGAAATAGGAGGTTACAAGTGCTTTCACAGCGTCAGCCCAGCCCTCAATAGAGTCCGAAACTAGATACCGATATGTACGCTTACCGTTTGGCTTATTAATTTCTGGAAGTTGCTCTACATGGTGTGTCTGAACTGAGTATCCGACACCGGTTCCCCCCAATAGAAGAAACATTGCCTCCCCGAATGCCCGAACATCGTCAATGGGCATATAAGCACAGTTGAAAATACGGTTTGGAGCGACCTCTATGGGCTTACCACCAAACTGCATTGACCGCATTGAAGGAAGCACCTTCTTTTCATAGACATATTTATAAGCCTCCTCAATCTCATCCTTGAGTTTAGGATACTTCTTGATATGCATTGCTTTGTTACGATCAACTAGTTCTGTGTACGTCTCGCGACGATACTTGTCAGAAAGATACCTCGCATACTTCATGTGTACTGTAATATCTGACAAGATTTCCGATGCCAACTCCATTATTTAGCTCCCTTTTCCTTTTGCTTTTTTCTGAATTTCTTATATTTCTCTTTCAATATCTCACTCTGGTCCTTAGACGAAATCACTGATGGCTCTGTGCCGGTTGGTGCCAAAACTTCAATTTGAACATTAGCCGTTTGCATGCTGATTGGATATACTAGGCCATCCGGCCCATTCCTATTCTTTGCAACGAAAATTCTACCGGTATTGGCTTGTTTGTCTTCTACGGTCCTTGAAAGCGAGAAAATAAAGTCTGAAACAAAACACTTATTGAAAGCCTCCGAAATGGATTCCATCGTAATGACTTCCGCGTTTAGTCCGGACCTGTTAGTCTGAGAAGCAGTCCACAGGCAACAGTTAAACTCTCTTGCCAGTCCCCGCATCTCTTCATAAATAGATTCCAGTTCATGTCTTTTCTCACTTTTGCCAGAAATTGGTCGCAATAGATCCCCGTAGTCTACAATGACCATATCGGGGTAAACATCGCGCATTCTCAATTTTTCTAGATGTGTCCTCAAGGAACGAGTAGAGGCAGACTTGGTGGGGTATTCTTTTACGATAAGCACCCCTTCAATATCCTGCACCTGTTCATAAATCTCTTCTTTAAAGGAGTGAAGATTACTTAGTGGAATCTTAGTTATACATGAGTCATAACGACTCGCGACGACAGTATCGGCCAACTCAAGAGTATAGTGAACAACAGTTTTCTTTTCTTTCAGGGCTTGCGCCCCCAAGTGAACCAAAGCCATTGATTTACCTGCCCCCGTTGGCGCGATGACCACGCCCAACTCGCCCTTGCCGAGTCCACCCTTACATAGTCCGTCGATCTCGCTCCAGCCTGTTGTAATTGGATCTCTTGCTTTTAGTTCAAACCTTCTTTCAAAGTCTTTAACATAGTCATAGCCGTGATCCGAGTGGTCGCCAAGTTTGATGGCATCGTTAATAATCTTCGCAATTTCATCAAAAGACGATTTTTCAAGCAGTGGAACCGACTTAATCATCGCTTCTTTCAGTTTTTGCTTACGACAAAAATCAAGCGCGGTGGTCTTAATATACTCTGAGCCTGAAACTTGCGAGTCATGAATACGAGCAAAATAATTTCGCAACTGTTGCTGAGTAGCGGCATTTTCGTCCTCAATCTCAGCACGGATGATTGAAATCATAATTTTATAAGTTGGGTGAACACCATACTTTTCGCGATACTCAAAAACCTTTTGTGTAAACACACGAAGGTAATGAAGTTCTAGAAAGCCAATATCTAGAACCTCCATAATCTGATCCGCGAATGGACGATCTTGCAAAATCATCTGGCATAGAGACTCTTGAAAGTTCTTACCAAATTTACTAAAGCTCGGTGCGTTGTTGCCCAAGTGTTCCCCCGTTTGTTTAATATAGCCTACTTAGGCCCCTGTGTCAAGCGATTAACTTATTTTTCTCAACCATGCCTCGTAGCTTTGCCGTAATCTCGGACCAATCATAGGAACCGAAGCCATGTTCTACAGAGGCCCGCTTGAGGCCGGTTGCATTGAGTTCAAACTCAAAGTTATCAAGCGCATAGTTAATCTTTTGACGACCCTGCACTGAGATGCTTGGAGGCGTGAGATTCATAACTTTGTAGTTTGTCTCAACAGTATTCCAGCCCTCAACAATGCGCTCAAAGAACTTCAACTTGCTTTCAGTGTTGGCGCAATGGTCGTAAACTGTGTTAAGCGTATGCATCTTGTCTTCACAGAGAAACGACAGGCGCTTAGCAATAGTCTTAAGACCTGCACCCTGAATGCCTGCTAGGTTATCGGACTTGTCGCCTGCAATAGCGCGAGCGATAACAAAGTTCTCTGGTGCGATACCATACTCGTCAATCACAGTCTGCTTTGTCCAAGCCTTCTTTTGGATGGGACGGTAAAGAACAGTTTCTCCATCAAGCAGTTGAAGGAAGTCCTTGTCAGAAGATACGATGACCTTTTGCCATCCCTTGTATTTTGGCGAGCCAACCACCATAGAAATAATATCATCTGCCTCTACTCTATCTAGGACCAGTTGCATAACCGGCATTTCGTTTAGCATCTCCATGAGAATCTGCTGTTGCCAGATCATATTCTCCTTCTCGGACTGTTTAGACATGCCCTCTACCTCGTAGTTCTTACGAAGAGGCTTACGACCCTGCTTGTATTCTTTGACGGTCTGACGGCGCTTCTGAGAGCCGCCTGAACCATCCCAACAAATAATAACTTGGTCTGGACTGGCCTCCCGCATCAACTTCTTGAGCGAGTTAAGAAAGCCAACGGCGCCCCCGATTGGATTGCCATTGGTTGAGATCATCGGATTTACAATATAATTCCTGATGAACATGTTAAGTGCATCGATAACCATTACGCGGTTCATATTTCCCCCTGTCTATACTTTATAACATCCCATCGTCTCGTTGTCAATAGAGTAGAAGACCCTTTTGACACCAACGTGACGAAGTATTTCTTGGCACATTTCACATGGCTTAGACATGAGAAGTGAGCCCTTTTTGCTGATTCTGACAACATACATGTCGGAACCCTTTGTTTTATCCCGGGCAACGCCAAGGATGGCTCCAAGTTCAGCATGATGTGTGGCATGACCGCAACCATGTGACCTAAACTTTTGAGCCCAGCGCTGGACTTTGTTTCTATTGGCTGACCAGTTAAGGACACTGCCGCCCTTTACCAATATAGCACCATGACGGTGCAGAGTGTAGCTAGAATCTTCAGCAAGCTTTTTTGCCAAATCAACATATCGCTTGTGTCTTCCACTTATCTTCATAAAAAACGCCCCAACATACTTAGTATAGCATGCTGGGGCGCTGAAGTCAAGCAGAAATTTTAGGCCTCGTCTTCACCATCAATGTCGTAAAACTCTTTGGCGTCGGCTTCCTTCTTTTCAAACTTAAGAATGACTTCCTGCTCCATCAGTTCAATGACCCGATGTCTAAACTTTTCGTTTTGCAGCTTTGTCATCCAAGTAGCGGTCTGGAACTTTTCGGAAGTTCCGTCTGCATATTGAAGCGTAAACCAAGCGCCTGCGTTTGTGAGGTGATTAGAGCCCTTAATCGCCTCAAGCCATGATTCTTCATCTTGAATCTTAACATCTTCGCCTGCCCATACAATCTTGAAAGTACACTCTCGGGCATCAGACCCAAATCGTGACTTCTTAATCTTAGCCTTGACCTCTGTGCCAACACGGAAGCCCTTGTCATCATAGATGAAACTAGACTTACCTCGTCTGGCAGTTAGCCAGATACGAAGAGAATAGGCGTAGATTGCGGCCTTTCCACCGGGGGTGAAATAAGGCTCTAGGCGTGCTTCTGCAATGTTACTTGTGATGTTAGTCTTCAACTGGTTTAAGATAAGCAACGTTGACTGCGAGTTTGCAATCGGCACTGTTAACTTAGCGAATCCCTTTGAAAGAATACGAGGCTTAACAGCCATACTGGATAATGGATTAAAATCACCTTCAATGTCTGAAACGGCCGGTGTCATTGCTAGCGAGTCCCAGATAAACAACATTCTGTTTTCGTTACCTGCTAACAACTCTTCCATAGTTTCTAAAACAAACTCTACTGATTGTGCCTGAATATAAAGTAAGTTTTCAACATCGCAGCCTGCGTTGGCCAAGAAGTCGGGGTCAATGGCAGACTCTGAATCAAAGTATACCACATCAATCCCCATCTTCTGGGCGTTGCCTGCAATCTGTGCCGCCATATATGACTTACCAGACGCTGATAGGCCGGCAATCTCGCTAATCTTCCCTACTGGGATACCCGCATACTTGCCACGACAAATAATAGAGTTTAGCCAGCGAGAACCAGTTGGAATCCACTCCTTGACTTCGGTTGGGTTAGAGCCACCAAGATCGTGAGCGACCGTAATACCAGCCCTTTTATTCACAATCTTTCTCATGTCTGCAATGGAAAGCTTTCCAGCCTTTTGCTTCTTTGCTCTAGCCATTATCGGTCAACCGTTAGGTAGCCATTCGGGGTTTGCACCGATGCCTTCCAGCCGGGAAGAGGATATAACTCACCCTTAAGATCTGATAAGGGAACTGCAAACTCTGCTGAAAGCTCGGTGTATCCACGCTTATGGTCGTACTTCTCTGTAGAGTGCTCAAACCAGCAATAGTTCCAGTGATTTTCCTCAATCACTTCTGACACAAAGTCAGTGAATGCTTCGTCGCCGCGCTCGTATTCGTCAAGCAAGCCTTCCTCTCGCATTTCATTAAGGATCTCGTTGCCGCTCTTATATAAGACGCCCTCGGCAACAGCCTCTGCAAGCGTAGTTGCAAAACCTGTCTGACTCATCGCTGTTTCGATATGCGTCTCATTATAGTGCATAACATCGCAACCATCCTCGTAACTAAAAGTTACCGTTGTGTCGTCCTCAACACCTAGAGACTTAATCTTCTTATATAAACTCATTATCGCTCCTCATAATAGTTTGCAAATCCCATAAATGTTGGAGCCCAAAGGCCAACAAAGATAGCGAGTTGCTGAGCATCTGTTCCCATTGTCCAGATCGCTACCGAGCCTGCAATGGAGAGCAGCGTTCCTACAATAAAAGCGTTAGATACTGTGTTGCTCTTCTTTAAAATATTCATCTTTTCCTCCGATTAGTTAAATGGGGCATCTGTAAACCCATGCCCCCCTGCGGTCGGGGGAACTAGTGTTCGTTATTCTCGACTTCTTCCTCGATATCGGCCTCGGGGTCGCCAATCACGACAACCTCCTCAATATCGTTCTCATCGATGGTGGTAACAGCCTGAACTGTCTTGGCCGTCTCGTTCCCCGTAGAATTGACAGCCGTATCACCGTTATTGTTTGTTACAAAGGCAACAATCGCTACCAAGAGGGCTACAGTGCCCAAAATCATAGCAAACGTGTCCTTGTTGTTGTTAAATACTGACATTAGTTATTTTTTCCTTTAAGTAAAATAAGACATCTTTAACCCCATGCCTTCCTGCGGGTTGCACATCAGCTAGTAGTAGCACCAGTGCTGGTTGTGCCGGTTGTACCTGTCGTACCTGTCGTTGCACCCGTGTCTCCCGTCTCGCCCGTGGTGGGCGTAGTGGGGGTCGTCGGGGTCGTCGGTGTGGTAACCGGCTCTGTGGTCTCTTCTGTGGTGGTGGTCTCAGCAGTGTCGCCAGTATCTTCCTTGTCGCTGTCACAAGCAGCAAAGAGAGTGGCGGCGCCGATGATAGCAGCACCGATCACCAGACCGTATAGGTGATCACGATTAATGAAATTAAACATATTTATTTCTCCTTTATGCATTCATTAGTTCTTTGAAAGCGTTGTCAACGCTGGTTGTGGAGCCGTTGTTATCATACTTAACAACGTCGTCTCCAGCAGAGTCTTCGCCTGCAAGCCATTCGTCAAGCATAACCTGAATCTCCTGCGGTGTCTTCCGCGTGAACAGCTTATCAAACTCTGGAATGTTCTCAAGAAGCTCGGCACAACGGTCCGGGCCTCCAACTGCATCATCACAGAGTGGGCTTGAACGACGACGAGGCGTGATAGTCGTCTGCGGGAACTGTGCTCCCGGTGGCTTTCCATACTTGATTACAAGATCGGTGCCAGTCTCAACATCGGTGATATCACCATACTCGGGGTTGAGAACAAGGTTTAGAAGTTCCTGATAGGCCATCTTGCCAAAGCCCCAGATACGGACTCCCTTCTCTTCCTCGCCGCGAACCAACACGGGAGCGAAGAAGCGCTGGCGAGCCATAAGCTCCTTTGCCTGCTTGATAGCGTCATCAGTGCCCTCGTTGAACAACTGGCGAACAAAATCGTTCAGCGGGTCGTCAATGCCGAAGTTACGCTTCGGCGAGAGGAAACCGGGGTTCTTGCCCAAGTTATAGTGGAACCAATACTCCTTGAAGGGGTCTCCATCGGGAGTAGGAACGATACGAACAGTCTGCTCGCCATCCTGTGGACGCCAGAAGGCAGAATCCTCCTTCTTTCCTCGGCTCTCAAGTGCCGATAGCTTGGCACGCATTTTCTCTAGATCAATAGCCATTTTATTTCTCCTTGTTAAAGTCAGAGCGGCAAATATCCCGTCTCTGCTAGCTTTGAATGTTAGGACTATGTGCTAAAACATAACCATAGTCGTCGTTGTAGGTTGTAGGAAAAACTCCAAACGAAACATCCACAGTCTCGTCATTTGTTTTTCCCTTCATTTGCGTAACGATGTTCTTATGAAGAGCACCGTCTTCACGCAACCTTTTCTCCCCAACACAATAAATATAGCACGTCTCGCGCTTCGTGTCAAGCGAAAAGAATAACTTTTCTTCATCTTTTTCCATATCATAGATTCCAAGCGTAGAAATGCGACGGGAACCTGTGGGGTTCCTAAGTCCGCCCATCACGGGCTCTGCATTTTTAAAAACGTTGATCATATGCATGGTAGATACAATAAAGCTATTAAGTTTGTCGAAATATCCCATGATTGGAACGTCGCCAAGGATACTTTCAACCTGTGGGTTTGAAACCAGATAAATCCGGCTGATTGCCCCTGATCGGGCATAGTTTTGTAACACATTGTAGGTTACTTTTTCGTGCATTTTGCGCTTTTCACTTAAAAGCGACTTGTCTGGTGCGATATAGAGCACACTAATATCACATTTTTCTCTAATCTGCTCTATAATACGGAGCGACATGGCGGATATGTCTCCTGATCCGCCGATTACAAAAAGTGTTTCCCCTTTTGTCTTAGAAAACATCTTTTTGAATGAAGGTGTGTTGGCCTCATATTCCTCTGGGCCGTTTTGTCTCTTTACATTATAACACCTTGTGCCTTGCTTGTCAACATCTATTTGAAAGATTTTATACTCTAGGTATTCTCCGAACTTTTCTGCGATAGCACAGCCAGCCTTTCCAAGACCTATAATGTTCATAGATTCAAGTCCTTTAGATTTCCAAAGTCCTTACCAGCCTTCACATTCACAAGATACTTGCCAAGTGCGGTGTCAGAGAACTCTTCAATCAACCTAGGTATAATATAACGCTCTTCGTCGGCCAAGTCAAGCAGAATATTATCATGAATCGTGAATGCAATGAAAGACTTCTTATCTCGTAGCATATCATGAATCTTAATAACCTGACGAAGTACAAGATCTGCTGTTGTGCTCTGAATAATGTAATTTAGCGCGGTTCGCTGCTCTGCTTCAATCTCACGACCAAACATGGTCTTGACAACTTTCCCATCCCAATACATTCCGCGCACCTTGTCGCGGTCGTAGACCTTGGATAGATTCGGGTTGATCTTGTTCTCGTCATACAGCCACGAGAAGAAGTCTAGTTTGGCCTTCTCGCGTGACGTGCCCGCGTTAAAGAGGTTACGGGCGTTCCAGTCATGAATGTCCTCCTGCGGCGTCACAGAGCCTCCCAGAGCCATAAGAGTTCGGATCTCGGCGGCGTTGAAATCAAGCTCAATAAACCAATCGTTGGTTGGCTTGACGATAGAGCGAAAATCTTTGTCCATTGTCATGATCGGGAATGAGTTTCTTTGAGAGGACAGGCGACCGGTCTTTGTGCCGTTGATAACATAGCGACAATATGGGTCGATATGGGCAAACTTCCGCATTGCCTGACGGAACTTGGGCAAATGCGCCTTATCCGATAGGCCAGATACATCAATATTGAGTTTTTGGTGCTTAATGCGAGTCAAAACCTTGGTTAAATCAACCATAAAGTCATAATTTGCTGGCTTTTCATAGTTTTCAAATACATACTGCGTGATTTTGTTACGAATTTCGCAATATTCAATCAAAAACGGTTGCGGAACAAGATCAAAAAAGCAATTCTCGTTCATATTGACTTTTGCCAACACAAACGAGCGATAATATGCTTTTAGTTTGGCCTCAATCGCCACCCAATCATCAATTAAGAAAGCTGGGCAAACGTTATTAAGGCTCCGACCTCCGCAGAGAAGATTAGCGTACTCCACGCCGCTTTCTTCCAGATACTCAGCGTACTTCCACGTCCGTGAGCACCCTTCTGGGGTCTTGTCGAAATACAGGTTTCCATCTTTATACACTCCTACACATTCGCCCTTATCGTCGAGCGTTTGAAAATACATTTATTCCCCGTGGATAGTTAATTAGTACAATACAAAGTTAGAATCTTGAACACTTCGTTGCACCCTTTCTTTAACAGCAGACTCTGTTGCATTTGGGTCTTGACTCATGTTTATTCTTGTTATATCATAAAAGAGTGAGCCCTCGAAGTGGGCCACATTATCAAACTTACTAGCAATGTAACGCATTGAGGCGAGAGTGTCAACTGAATTTATTAGATCAGATGCATTTTTTACGATAACGTTGACTGTAGCGTCATCATAGCCGAGCCCTGTTTCAGCATTTCTGATTTTGACATATTTGTCGACCCAGTAGCTCGCTGGCATTAGATTTATCTTTTCTATTGATGTTTCTAGTCTTCTGATCGTTTTTATTCTTTTACAACTAGCAAAAACAGTTTTAGCAGATCCCAAAGAAGTTGTGGCACTTGGCACCCTTACTTTAGTAACTGGGTTTTGGGCCACCACCATGTTGTATGCATCTACCATTAAGTTGGCAATATCTTCTAGATCGTCTATATGTGGTTGGTCAAACATTAGACCCAAAATAGAAGTGGCACCTACCAAAGAATCTGGTATTGAAACGAAAGGCTTGGCAAACCTCACAAGGTTTGGCGAGTTTAAATCGGCGACAAGGCGCCAAGGCACATGCTTATCAATAACAAATCCGTGATTATAAGCTAGATTTTTAAGGTATTCAAAGTTGCTATCTCTGTAGAATAATTCTATTTTTAAATCATCATCTGAATAATCACCCTCGTATATCTCTAGCGCCAAGCCTGATGATAG